TTAGCGAAGTTTCGTTTGTCCCGCTGCCAGTGAGCTTGAACTGATTGAACAGGAACCGATACCATTCCCGCGCAATCAATCCAGTTCTAGGATCAATAAAATCGACCCTAGGTGGCGGAATGTTAGTGATATTGATTGGATTAGGCATTAGTCGGTGACAAGTGAAGTTCAGCGCCCATAATGGCGATCTTTACCGGGTCAGTGCCAGACACTTCATAGACTCGATCACGCAGCTTCATAGTCATGCCCAGCCTGCGCCAGAGTACGCGCCGGCCATACTCGCCAATCCTGCCCATGTTGCGCCAATGCTCGTTTGACCATGTATGACCACCATCATCCGACCAGCGAAGCATGACTTGCGGGTCTGTACCCTGAACCGTAGAGACAGACACCAGAATCGTGGTGCCGCTTTCAGCCAACAAAGCAAGGCCTGCTTCTGTATTGAGTGAGTTCAACAGCGTAGAAACGTCGTTGCCATCCAGCCCAACGCCCGATTCACAATCAAGCTGCAAACTGTGATGCGCAACGCGGTTCAGATTGTTCTGGCCGGTCGGCAGCGCACGCCAAGACCGAAGCCACTTCTGAATGTCGCCATTGTCTGAATAAACGTTAAGGTCAAAAGCGTAGATGTTGCCGTTAGCGTAGTCGCCCACGACAATCTCACCGCCAAAGTTCATTTGACAGTTGCTACGGTGCCGCGTGAATTGACCATTGCTGAACCCGGCGCGTTCGTGCCAAGCCTGTGTCGATACGTCATATACCCACGTCTTGCCTGCTGTGGGAAATACCAACACATAGAACGCATGGCCGTCTTGCTGGTACGTGTAGGCAATCGCGTCGGAAATATCCGAGTATTGTTGAATCTGCCATTCAACCGCGTGCGTGCTAACCCGCGTGCCAGTATAGCCGTTGGCTCGATAGACGATGCCGTTACCGCGAGCATCAGACCCCAGCCAAAAGATACCATTGTCTAGCTTGGCTACCGAGTATGCGGCAGCGCAGCCGATCTCGTTAAACGCGCCTTGAATGCGCGCCAAGGGGAAGTCAGCATTACCAGCGTCGTACCAAACTTCTACTGAATTAGTACCAAATAACCACGCTTCGCGGTGATCAATAATCAGCGAGACGAGTCCGTCTGGCGACCCTTCCGCGCTGGCAAAATCCAACGCATCAACTTGAGTACCTTCAAGCAGACTTGTAACCCAAACTTTTTGACTGTTAGGCTCATTGAATACAAAGTAACCATCTAAGTACCCCACCGTAACCGCACCCGGAAAGTCGGGGTCGGTAATCTGCTGAAAAACAGACGTGGAAGGATTGTAGATGTAGCTTGGGCCGTTACAAGCAACAAATAACTGGTTGCCGTTATCCGACATTGAAACCGCGCCGGAACCAGACACAGCGCCGATTAACGTAACTGCCCAAGCGGAACTAATCTTGTAGAGGTTGGTTCCGCTAACTGCGTACCCATATCCGCCGAACTGCCACAGCCCTCTAACGGGGCCAGCGCCCATGTTGGCAAGCAAACGCAGCCCTGGCGCGCGACTCAGGAACGCAGGTTCTTTACCCGCTTCAGGTACCATCTCTGGAAACAAATTAACAAGTCTATTGTCGGCGGCATTGACGCTGCGGGCGACATAGCTAGAGCCGAGGATGGGCGACTTCATCAATAATTGCCAGCATAGACGTTAAACCGCTGACGAGTTGCCACCAGCGAATACGGCAGGCTCATCACATCATCAGGATTATTGATACGCTTGATGTTGCGCTTGGCAGACATGGCAATCCGTTTGACCTGTGGCGATGGTTCAACGCCAAACTCAGCCGCAATTTCGCACGCCAAGTTGTAGCGGAAAGCGCGCAGATAGCCGGGGGGAAATGCAAGATTAGTTGCCAGCGTTGCAGGTTGCGAAAGAGGCTCAACCGAAATGAAGTGCCATTCCAAATCCCGAGTGGGTTTTGGATAAATTGTCATAGTGACGTCAGGAAACGTCTCATTAACAAAAATCACTTGAGGATATGTTGATGTAACCGTTTTGACGGCGATGCCGTTATATTGCTGCTGATTGATGAACTTAATGCCAAACGACACGTTGGTGCCGGGATCGCGGTAATAAGTAGCATCATCAAGGCGAACCGGCCTAGAACCAGCAAAGTTACCTGTTGGGCCAAGAGTTCGCGTGATTTCATTTGAAGGCCAAGTAAAAGTTTGGTCTTGCGTAGAAAACACGGACAGTCGTTCAATATTCCATGAATCAATCATTTGATTCATGGCAAACAAAGCGTCGGCAGAAGTCTCAGCAGAGGGCGTTTCACCTTCGGCAAGCTGCCCAATCAGGCGCAATGCGCCGTTAATCAAGTCACCAGCAGTTGCCATTAGGCTCCCCTTTTATGCTGCAATCTTCGGCGGGCGTCCTCGCCGTTTCACTTCAAGTTCATTGACTGGCGCGGATTCCGAGACAGGTTCCTCGGGATTATAACGCACCCGGCCGTGTGATTCATCAAACTCTGCTTCCATTTCCATAGTAGCGATTTTGGTGCCGTGACGTTCGTGCTTGAGATAGATATTCATAGGGGAAAACGGGGCCGAAGCCCCGCCTATTAGCTAGCGCAGTGAATAACGGCGAAGTTAATAATTACAGCTTCAGACAGTGTGCCGCCCGAAATGTTACGCAGTGTGATGCTAACCGAACCAGCACTTAGTGAATTGGCAAACACGTTATACGAACCGGGCGTTGCTTGACCACCAGAAATGGTAAGAACTACCGCATCGTTAGCACTGATAAGGGAGTTGTTAAGCGTAAAGGTGGCATTAGTCGCGGTGTTCAGCGACGCGCCGTCCATTGTGATACGGCCGGCAGACTTGTTCAAAGTCACTGCCGTGCCTTTGCCTAAGCTATTGCCTTGAGTAACCGCACCTTGAGCCGCCGCGCTGTAACCAAGTTCCTCACTTGCATAGCAAATGGTGAATTCAGGGTCGCTATACGCAACGCCTACTGCTTTTGTATTAGGCATGACAATCCTTTCAAAAACGGGGGCCGAAGCCCCCATTTAACTTTAGGCGATTTTGTACACTACATAAGCGCCTTCCGCAGTTTTGCGGAAACGGAACAGAGCGCTAGTTGCAGCGGCCAAAGAAACAACAGCGTTGCCGCCGTTAGTCACGCCAGTGCTAAGAGCAAAAGCAGCCGTGTAAGTCGCGGCGGCAGCATTCACCAGCGCCAGATCAAACGTGCTGCCCACGCGAGCGCTAGGCACAGCCGCGTCAATCAAAGCGGCAGTAGGAAGCGTCAGAGTGGCGTTAGCCGTAGGAGTTGCCACCAGAACGCCACCGACAATTTGAGCGGCCGTCAAAGTTGCAGTGTCAGTAGCAGTTTGAGGGGCGGCAGCGTAACCAAGAATAGTTTCGCTGTTGTTGCCAGAACCGACTTGATAACCACCCGAACCATTAGGAAGAGCCATGATTTAATCCTTTCAATCGTTAAAAACCCCCGGCGAACCGGGGGGTTTGCAAACTTAGCCCCAGATACGGCAAGCCATTTGCGGACGAATTGCGCTGTAGCCGTAAAGCACGTCAATACGGCAGGGCATACGGTCGTTGTTGATGTCGTACTGACGCACAACACGCAGCGAGATGCCGTTATGCACAGCGCGCGAAGCCATATCCACACCCTGCGGCAGCAGAAGGTCGGCGGTGGCAAACGTGATCGCGTCCTTGTGATACACAAGGTTTTGAGCGTATTGCGAAGCAGCGGAACCCAACATGGTGACAGCCTTGCCACTAACCGGCAGCACGTTGACGGTCGCCAGAGCGTGAGCCGAGGAATACAGGGACGGGTAGAACTTCAGCGTGCCGGAGCTAGACGCAGTCAAATCTTCAGTCACCACGAATTGCTGGAGCGAGCCAGTGGATTCGCGGGTTTGCGGATTGACGGCATACACGTCGGCAATGGTGAACACGTCGCCCACTTTCCAAGTCTTGCTGGAACCAGTGAAAGAAATGCTGACAGACGAAGCGCCTTCGGAAGTCACAGAAGCGCCGAGGGTAATCGTTGTGCCCCAATCGCCAGTAGTGTGCTGTTTGATCGACTGAGACATGTTGATCTCGTCAAAGCCCAGCACGCCAGTGCCCATCATGCCGTTCTTGAACTGCTTGGAGATGGTGTCTGTGGGGTTGAACAGGCCCTTCATGCCTTCCACGAGGCCAGCGTTAGCAGCCGGGTTCACGGTGGCATAACGGGGCGACATAACAGCAGCCGCTTCGTTCAGTTTTTGTTGAGCTTGCAGCAGAACCAGCGAAGTGCTGGGGGTCGTGCCGGGCGTGCCAACGGAGTTGCCGATGTACTTGTAGGCATTGGCAACGTCAGCGTCAATCGACGACGCCAGTTGGCTAATACGCGGCTTCAGCACACGCTCTGCGAAGTCATCCAACTGCATTGTCAGTTCGGCAGAAGTGAAGTTAATGCCGATGTGCTTCTGATTCGCCACGGACAGAGTTGTGTACTGTTCGTTGTCGTCTTGCGTTTGCAGGGCGGCACCGTCAGTCACCAGCGCGCGGTCGGGCAAACGGATACGCAGTGTGGAACCAATCTTCGCGCCTTCAACGGCGAATGAATCGTCGTACTGGCGATTTACGTTGCGGGTGAGCACAAGGTTGTTCTCGAGGATTTCGAGAGCTTTCCGAGTGATCATATCAATGGTTAGGATGCTATTTGCCATGATGAGTCCTTAAAAGAAGTTAGCGAGCGTTTTGCGCTTTAAGTTTCCGAATTTGCCTTGCACGTTCAGCTTCAATCCACTCAGATGCACTCATGGCCTGCGTAGAACGCGGGTCGGTCGTGTCATACATGGGCAGACCTGAAAGTCTGGCGGTTACAGGCGAAATTGGAGCCGGAGCATTTGAAGTCTTTTTTACAGGAGGATCATTAGTCAGTTTGACTTCAATCTTCCCAATTTCTTTGGCCTGCATAAACGGCGACAAGCGAGAAATACGGTCAGTTTCTTTAGGGTTTGACCCAAGATAGTAAGCCACTTCTGGCCCAATATCAGACGCCTGAATCGTTTCCGCCATCACGGGAGTAATTGGTAAGTTTGGGTTGTACGCGACTTGTTCAAAGTCCTCGTATCTAGCCCGAGCTTCCTCTTCTTTTTCGTGATAGTTTTCAAGAATAACAGCTTGTTGTTTCTCTGCTTCCCGCCGCGCAAGCAGTTCTTCGGCTCGTCTGTACGCCAATGCTTCAGCGTATGCTTCAGAGCTTTCAAACTGATCTGACGAAGGAAAATCAGCAGGAACACCTTTAACCGTCTTTGTTTCAACGGCTCTTTGCTGTTGTTCTCTTTCCCACTTACGTTGTTCTCTTGCAAGCCGCTTACCGATAGCCGCGTCCAGTTCTTCCTGTGTAAAGGTTTTAGCTGGTTGCGATTCTTCGGCAACTTCCGGCGACGAAACTTCTGGTTCAGGTGAGGCCGTCTCAACCTGTTCCGGCGCGGGCACTTCCGCTAGTACTTCTTCAGTCATGGTTGATTCCTGTGGAATCCCTGGTCAAACGGGCCAGTACGGTTAATACAGTTTAATACTAGTCTTAACTATTTGTAATAAATGCCTTCAAAATCTACATAGACATCCACATTTTGAGTGCCGGAAGCAAGATATACGCCGATAGCCAGATTTCCGCTATTTATGACGTAAAACGCAGCCGTACCGACGTCCATTGACCCGAACACTTTTTTTGTCGATCCAGACACGGTTAGCGTCGTGCCGTCATACAAAACATCAGCAGTGAAAAAGATATGTTCTGCGGGCCCGCCATTTGATCTTACTGTGCAGGTCAATTGTCCCTTCATCCGCGACGGCAACGCAAACAAATCAATAGTCGTGTTTGTTGCTGTGACAGTTTGCGAATTTTTTGGAAATGAAAACCCTTTTACAAAGCTACCAAGCGTGTTGGCTGGGTGCGCTGAAGTATCAACGATTGTAGTGGGTGTTGTAGTCGAAATAATCTTTCCAAACACTGCCCCTTTGCTGCTTTTAGTAAGCGTCGGGCAGTTAACAGAAAGATTTATGCCGTGGAACCGCCCGCCGTCTGTGGCGTTTAATGCAGTGTTAGAAGCATTTTTGATTACGTTGCCGATAGACAAAACATCTTTTGGCGCAATCTCAATACCACGATAGAAATTTGTAAAGCTGTTTCCAATGAACGCTACACCATCCGGTGATGGGTTTGCGTCATAGACTTGAAGTGCCCCTACATACGAGGTGTTTCCAGCAGCAGCGCGAAAACTATTACCAACAACAGGCACACCCTCAGCCAATCCGGTAGACCATGAGCCAATCCACACACCCTCTTGAGTGCAATCAAGAACGGCATTACCTACGACTACGTTAGTATGTTGTTCATCCTCAATGTGAATCGCTTCTTGTCTGGATTGCTCAATCGTATTGCCGACAAACGCAACTCCTCGGGCGCGAGCAAGACCAAACGCAAAACCGCCATTTACAGTAGTGCCGCCTACTGACGCAAGCACGTTACCAACGACAGGAATGGAATAGTGCGTTTTAGCCGGGGCGTTTAACTCAACAGCATCGCCTTCAAGAGAAACTATCGTGTTAGCAACGATTGGTATGCCATGCACATTATCCGCTGATCCATTGGTCAAAACACCAAACGCATTTGCAGTAATGTGATTACCAAGAATGTTGGTATAAGCCGCGTTTGACGTGTTGATATTTACGGCAATTGAATTGGTTGCGCTAGTGTTTTCAATTCTGGTGCTATGAATCTTCGCGCCAGTCGCGCCAGAAACATTTACGCCTGCATAGCCGGTAAATTTGTGGTATCCGTACAACAGAGACGAATATCCACGTAGCTCAACGCCAAATGTACTGGCCGAGTTGTATGTAATAGTTTTACTGTTGTCGGATTGAAATGTTCCGCCAATTGGAATGAGTGCCGCACCAGACAGAGTTAAGTTTTCACTATTGAAAACCGTACCGCCAGTTGCAAGCGCATTATTTACGCGCGTAGTGTCATCAGCAGACGATGCACCAAAGTCTTTAACGCTGACCGTCTCGCGCAACTTCGCCTGAACGGTAGTCGTAACGGCCCCAGTGCCCGTAGGCACATAGGGCATTGTGGCAAGCGTGGTTTGGACAGTCGCGCCGCTCTGCACGACCGGCACAATTTCTGCGCCAGTCAGCGGGAGGGTGGCTGATGGGAGTTCGGAAATTTTTGTGCCGGCCATGTGTGCTTACTCGTAAACGACGGTGAATTCGATGGTGTTAGCGGCCACAACGTACAAGCCTTTGCTAAACCAGATGCCTGCCGGAAAGCTAAGATATTGCGTGCCAGCAGTAACCGTGATGGTATTGGCAATCTTGGTGTCAGATGTGCTTGCGGTAGCAGAATCATACACAACCAGCGTGCCGCTAGATGTACTGGAGACAAAGATACCGAACAGTTTTCCAGCGCCAATCTTTACTTGATCGGTTGCTGCAAGTTGTTTTGCATAAGCCATAGTTTTTCCAATCAGGAATAGTAACAAACGTTCAAAACAGCGCCGCCCGCTGTCTCAATAAATTTTATCTTAGACAAGTCACCATCATATTGAAGAACCATGCCAACAGGCAAAGGCATTCCAACATATAAGGTTGGGTCAACATCATCATCGCGCCATCTTACGTCTTGATACTCAGCCATGATAATCGCAATAACTGGCTTGGCGTTCAACCCATTCAAATCTTTCTGCGGCACATTCAATCCTTTTGGGGTAGAAAGGCCAGTGATCCTTTCATACCCCAATCTGGTAGTGATAGATTTTAGGTTGATGCCCATTTAGCGTTTAGCGTTTAGCGTTCAACGTGTTCAACAATGACTTCGAACGTCGGGGCGGTAGTCATGGCCGGCCCCCACAGATAGATCAAAGCCGATGTTTGCGGCGGGATCACCAAAGCCGGAAGAGCGTGTGTAATCCCTTGCGCGGCGGTGCCAGACAAGGGGCCGATCTCCGGCGAGGGGTCTGCACCAAATGCCAAGGTATAAACGTCGCCCAGCACTGGAATACCAGTGCGCACTTTGACGCGGGAATGGGTACGCGTGCCGCTACCTGCCGCGCTAGCAACAATGGCAGTGCTGGCGTTACGGATTTGCGCGATGCCAGCCGATTGCAGATCGGCCCGAAGATTGCCCGTCACCAGCGAGTTGCCCGATACGGTTGGGCCGTTAAGCGCGCCGCCCGACACGTAACGATCTTCCGTATCAATTACAACCAAGCCTTCCAAACTGGTAAGCGCCACGCCAGCACTTGCGGCGATAAGACGCAGCCGACGAATTATTACGTCTTTGGCTCCGACTTGATCGGTATTGCGAATCAAAAATGAGGGTGCTGTAGCTACAAATGTTGTAGCCGTGGCAGTGGTCAAAGAAATGCCAGTACCCGGAGTCGGTGTGTTGCTGGTGTAAGTGCTACCTTCGGTAGCCATCGACAACCCGTTAAGCGGAGATACAATCTGTTCCGCCCACTGATTGATGCGAAATTGCGCCGCAGTATTGTCGCCAAACAATGCGCCGTTGTCGATATTGCGAAGGACGTTGCCGTAGTTAAACATGTCGTAGCCTCGTTAAATTTGAATCAGCCCGGATTGAGTAAAGTATTTCACTGCCATAGGCGGAAGTTGAATGCCTGTCAAAGTATGTCCGTTAATGTCCGTCGCATACACATAGGCAGTAAAAGCACCATCATAAATAGTTTCAACCGCAACCGTAAAAGACAAATCCCAATAAAACGGCTGTAAAACCGTTAGTCCCATTGGCGGATTCGCGGCGCTCACATTTGCATCATTGACGTAACAAAACGCTTGTTCGTTGTTCAAATCAAAAATGGCGTAAAACTCGCTGACTGAGATACTGGACGAACCTTGCGGGCCTTGTGGCCCTCGGTAGTTAAGCGCGTCGTTGATGTTTGGGCTAATGCCAGTCGCGGTAAAATAACCTGTCAGGGAAGGGGGAGTACCTTCGCCGCCCGTCCAGCCAACAATTTTAAACAGGTACTTTTGGCCAGACACTTCGGCGTTAATGATTGGAGACCAACCTGCATGCCCGTTCAAATCGACAATTGTATTGTCAGACAGTTTTACCTTTGGCGTGCCTTCATCATTCGCATCAAGGAACACGGAACCATATCCGGCTTCTGGAATGGGGACTTGTGTTGCTGTTTTGAACTGTGCAATAAAATTCATGGCAGCTTTAGGAATCCTGTGGTTTTTACAAACCCATTTACATACAAACTATTAGTTTGATGCGTGCTAATGGTATTTGCAGGAACGCCGTAAATCTCATTATTTTCAATAAGATAATGTTCCGTGTAATTCTTTTCAAATTGGGCCGGTGCGCTTACATACATAGTTAAGCACGGAACCTAAGTTTGTACAGCGTGCTGAGATACAACCCGACAATTTCATCAATAATGTTTTGAAGTGCAGTGCAGTCTTTATCGACTACTTCATACCTGTTTGCTTCAAGCTCTCCCATTTGATCTTGCAAGAACTCTACAATGTTAGCCGTTTTCTTAGCTGTTTGCAGAGTAATCCCACCAATCAGTCCATACTTGCCTTGATACGCTTCAGCAAACTTATCGGCAAGATCAACAATCTCTTTGTAAAACCCTTGCAGAGCCATGTGTTTGGCAAAGCTGCGGGTGTTCAGATGCACCGAATGGGCAACATCGCGCCCAAGAAATAGCAGACCAACGAAATCAGCAGCTTTCATAGTTGTCCCATTTCCGGGGGCTGTTGCCCCATTTCTTGAGGCTGTTGCGGCATACCTAGCGGCATTTCTTGCATCATTTCACCGGGCAATTCTTGACCTGGCATTTCACTAACCAGATCGCCAGAGGTAATCATGCCATGCACAGTACCCATGACAATATCTTGGATCTGTTCAGGCGACATGCCTGCTTGAACTGCGCTAATCCGTTGCGTTTCGGCTTGGTATGCTTTGACTTTGGAATCAAACTCTTTGATCTCAATGTCGCGCATTTCCATCGATTTGCTAACGTTTTGCAGCATCTGATGCAGTTGGTCAAGTTCAGCGCCCATCGCCTGCATCTGCTGTTCAGCCGCTTGCAACTCCGGCGGTTTATCGCCGTCATCCAGCAACTTGGGGTCAATCGTCTTACGCAGACGCGCAGACAGTTCGTCAGCGCCCGGCCAATCCATGTTCTTGACGAACAGATCGCCAGCCACTGCCCACAGTTGCGGGCTGCCTTGCAGAATCTGACTCATGGCGTCCATAGCTTCTTGACGTTTGGTCATGTAGCTGGGGCCAGTGGTCACACACACGTCGTACTTGCCAATACTGGGGTTGTAGATCTTCTTCAGCACAACGCCAGTCTCATCCACGATCTTTTTGACCGGCTCTTGCTGCGTCGGGTCAATTGAAGCCATGTCCGTTTCACCATCCAACCCGATGATGCGTGCAATTCGCTGCGTATCGTAGATTTTAGGGATAATATCGACCAATTGACGCGTTACATGACGCACCGCGCGGGCCAAATTATCAACATAATGATAGGTGCCCGTATCGCCCTGCTTCTCACGCGCCAAAATATCCCGGCCAGAGCGTTCGTTGCCCATCATTCCAAGGCTGGCGGCATACTGACCAGTCGTTGATTTAATGTGCTCAGATGCACCCATTTTGGCTTGAATTAAGCCAGTTTGAGCCATCGGAGGCATAGCACGCTGCGGCAGCGGCAAAGTCTGTCCTTGACCGTCTGTAACGTCAGGATTGACCTCCAAATACGGCCAATTCTGCGTGTTAGCCGTTTTCCATTGCTGTTCGTAGCCTTCAAACTGACCACCATAACCAATGAACGGCGCTTTGGGTGCCAGCGCCAGCATTTCGGCTTCTTGGCTCACCCAATAGTTATACATACGCTGCGCGTCCTTGGCATTGCGCACAAGACCGGACATGTAGATGCGACCATCGACTTCAAACTCGTTACCGACGACCTTCACCACTGGAATGTACTTGCCCGCCCACTCTTGTTCTTCCAGCACCTCATAGCCGTTGATCTTGCACCATTTAACTTTCTGGCGATCAACGCGACGAGTCTTGATAGGCTTCATGCCCATCGACTTCATTTGCTTATCTTCAGGCGTGCCTTCGAGCGCTGTAGTGCCCCCGTAGTACATATTCAGCGTGGCCGGCTCGTGATCGATATAGAAGTATTCGGCAATCCGAATGGTGTTCTCGTTCAGCCATTGGTTGATCGATTGATCGCCCACGCCCATCTGCTGCAAGGTCGTGACCGGTGAGGCATCCGGAAACATGCGCTCATAATCTTCTTTGGTGACGTCCTCGGTGATAAAGCACCACTTGGCGTCAGCGCCGCAGGGGTCTTGGATCATCGGATCCATATAGACCGAAAAACTGTTTCGCACCCGACCGATCTTAATGTCTTGGTCGAAGCTGTTATCGTCGCAATACTCGGTCAGGATTCGAATGTAGCCTTCGCCATACGCGACTTGATTTTCACAAGCGGTGTCATAAGCAACATCGGCGTCGGAGATGTACTCGATGTGCCGGACGATGCCGTCGAAGATTTCAGCGACTTCAATGTCAGCTTTGTCGTCAGCAGGAATGACTTTTCCCGCTGGCCGGTTTTGGCGTTGATCATTCGTAACCTGTTTAACGTGCTGCGGCAGCTTGTTGATAGTCAAACAAGGGCGTGCGTTAATCGTTTGCCCTTGAACCGCGCCACGGGTCGCTAGAACGTCTGCGGGCCACTGCCAGTGGTTGTCCGGCGAGCCTGCGAAGAACCGAAGATCGTCCAGTTCATCTTCGCGGCTTTCGGAATACGCCGAAATCGCCAGATTGAGCCTGGAGCGCGCAGTGGATAGCAGATCTTCGTCACGTTTTGCCATTACTTACCCTTTTTGGGTGCCGCAGCTTTGCGCTGGACACTGTATGCAATGGCAACCGCTTGCTTTTGCGGCTTGCCGTGAGCCATTTCAGTTTTCACATTCTTGGCAAATGCGTTCTTGCTTGCAGATTTTTTCAGCGGCATATCAAGCACCCATCCATGAATTGACAACGCTGTTACCTTGATAAGTGCGCGGCCTATCTTTATCAGCATATTCTCTGTGAGCCACCGGAAATGCAAACGTCACCGCCAGCGCATCAGCCGCATCAGGGGAAGCCAATCCTCGGGCTTTCATCTCCTTTTTACCTTCAAGGAAGATAGTCCCTTTGGAATCAGGCTTCTTCATGGGGCCAATAAGATCTGATTTTAACTGCCGATCTGCGGGAATACTAGCAGTTCTCAGCCATTCGCGCATCGCACCCCACATTTCAGCCCGCCGATTACCCCACATAATAGGTTTGGACGACTTCCAACCAAAATTGACGCCCCTAACCTTATACCGTTGCTCAGTCAGCCGATCCAGAACGCCGTAAATCTCATTATTTTCAATAAGATAATGTTCCGTGTAATTCTTTTCAAATTGGGCCGGTGCGCTTACATACATAGTTAAGCACGGAACCTAAGTTTGTACAGCGTGCTGAGA